ATTCTATGATCTACTTTAAGTAATGAAGCAACAATAGCATAGCGAAGTATAAGATTATTAGATATCGTATTAAATAGTGTAGTAAAGAAACTACCAGAGGGCATAGAACCATGGGCACTCCAAATCACACCGTCACACAGATATAATGGATTAAGTATTTCTTGAATTAAAACATTACGCACAACATTATCCTCAGGACTAGCGTCTTTATAGTACGATTTAACGACCTTAAGACTTGCCCTATGAACGTTTTCTCGCTCAGTTTTGTCATAACCAGCATAATCACCATCTATGCATCGATCACCCAACTCAGTTAACGAGCGGTACATGATGCCCCACTCCTCACTATAAGGGTTTACACCAATGGCAGAGCCATTGTGTATACGATTGCTCATGTACCAACGAGAAAAATCCATAAAATACATCCTACACACAATTAAGAGTGAGAGATCTGTCGCTGATATCATACGAGTCTCACCCGCATTGGCTTTCTTAACTTTCCTACGCTCATCCTTAAGAAAAGTCATAAAAACATGACGATCGCGTACACCCTCCTTAGCTAAAGAGATAATCTCATTAACCCTAGTTCTGAGGACTTCACAACTCTTAGAAGTGTAGGAGTAATCCCCAGTCAAACCGAAGAAATCGCTCTTACCAGGGCCCTTAGTCATTAAACAGTAAGGGTAACCAGGGCTAGTCGATCTAGGGATTCCTTCACAAAAGTCGACCCCAGCAATACCCTGACAAGCTTCCTCAAAGGTCCATAATCGAGGTATCCACGGTTGGGGCGCCTTAGAAACTGAATGTATATATGAAATATATTCATCAGTAACTGAATTAAGTAACTCGCTATTATAAACAGTGAAACCACCACCATAATCAGCAAATGCCTTGGTCATGGGATCTATCACCTCCCCCTCATAAACAAAAGTTTTTAATTTAGCTGGCTTGGTTATAGGTTTGCCCCATTTTCCATGGACTTTACTTGGCAGAATCTTAGTCATTACGGCTTGTCGAGGAGCGACCACCTTAGCTATAGCAGTCTTGTTAGGACTACTTAAATCAGGTAAATCTTCACTCGGCATGGCTGAGCTGACAAACATTTCTGGAGTTAAATTCTCGAAATCATTATCAGCACTAGAACCAAGCTCCAATAAAGCCCTATCGATTTGATCTTTGGAGATAAAATAAGAAATTCCATTACCAGACTTATTACCAGCTGTGTGAATCCCAAGAATGGTTGGCTTACACGCAGTATTGTCATTAAGGTAGCACACTGCTCCGCAATCACCATCCCTGGTACGGACATAATATTGAATACATGTATCAGCACTATAACCATGGTAATCTACTGAAGATAATACTCCCTTTGAAAGCATCGTGAGAGCTCCACTCTTGCGCTGCACATCCAATGCGATGTTAAAATTATAATTGAAAATTGGATTATCCAAATTTGTGAAACATGATCTAATATCACAATGAGCATGTAAAGTAGGGAAACGCACAAAAGCTACGTCCTCTATCGTGTGTCCTTCTTGGCCACCATTAACTACTATGAGATCTTGAGGCTTGAAACTATAAGTGACATTATTACCAACCTTTACCAATTGAACAGCATTAGCAGGAAACGCGGGGTCATCATAATAACCCTTGTCAACACCCTCAAAAACTTTATCCATGAAATGCATAGGGACAACAGCAACGTTGTCAACTATGAATAGAGCCGTACCACAAGTATCTCTATCAGGCCCCACATAAAACCTGTACAGGTTGCGAGACCTAACTTTCTCCATAAAATCAGTTATGCTTTGGCTAGCACTAGGAATACCCGCAGCTTCCTCTACAAAGCCCTCAGGCTTAAGAAACCTAACGTTTTTATGATAGGTCTTCCTCACGGGCTTAAGCTCCCTATGTTTAATATGGGTGGACCTACTTTGTGGATTAAAGCGGTGAACAAAACTCATAACTGCCACCACAATTGGAATTGAAGCGGTAAGGACTAAACTAAGCTTACTTAAAAAAGGGTGCTGTCTACAAAATCGCCCTGTGCTAGCACAAAAAGTTCTAACTCCCGACATAAGCTGCGAAAAGCGTTTGAGTTCAGGTTGTAAAGCTTCTCTCACTGCCTCCTCGATAACACCAGGATTGGAAGAAATCCAAAAAGGCAACTCTCGTAAGCCAGAGCAACCATAAGTACTCTCTGCAATGGAATGTGCTATTTCAAACTTAACACCATGAAATTTTGTTACAGCTATAGCAAGCAGTTCAACGTTTAGAGCTATAACATCCTCATCCGTCATAGTGCTATTTGCTAATTCCGTGTTTAAATAATCAATAAAAGACAGATCACCAGATTGCGGAACGACCAAAGGTGAGCCAAGCACAATCTCTCGATAAGATCTGTAAGCACTACGTAGCCAGCTCATTTGACGGGGAGCCACTTTAGTTGCAATACTAGTCCCATAACGGGCTAATTTCCTAAGGGACAATGGTTCTCCCAAATGTAGAAACTTGGCGTTATCCCCCATCTGCGGTTTAAATCCGCGCAAATCAAGACCTCTTTGGATAGAGTTATGCATATTGGCCAAAGCTTTATCTTCTTGAACCACATTACGCTGATACATTTGGACACTATAGTCCAGAAATTCACGATAACTTAAAGGAGCCTTATCTAAAAACCGACCATTTAGAAAGTCATAAAAATGAAATTCGTGAACATCTTCATCAAAAACGCCCTTAAGCTTAGAAGTATCTAAGCGCCGATCTTTAATATCTTGAGGATTAGGCAAACAATAAGCTAATTTCGGTGCTAACCAAAACGATAACTTAAATCTTCTAGCGACGGCTTCAGGAGCTGATACACCCATGCAATCAGCAAAACGGGTCTTATTAGTTGTTGCAAAAACTAATTGATGCTGATAATTCGTTGAGCCCTTATCAGATAAGGCCGCCATGGTAAGAGGGAAATTTAAACTATTAATACCTCTAATTATTTCCATATACTCATTCTGTTTGGTTAAGACATGATTGGGACTCTGCCCAAAATCATCATAAACTATACAAAACTGAGAATGGTCAGCATCCCAAAAATCAT